GGTCATTAACGATCCGGACAAACGCGTACCGGGTGCAGCATCATGGTGTTGGGCGGCGGAAGATTTATTGTTCGTAGGATTTTCATATTTTCAGGTAATCGACCAATTTGCCGACACCGGTCGCATTCGACAAATGTGGCGCGTTGCTCCAAATCGCGTTGGCGTTTTTCTTAATACTAATGGAACGCAGATTGAGTATTACACAGTCGATGGAATTCGCGTTCCCGATTCTGGCGTTGGGTCACTGATTGTTTTTTACGGCAACGATGAAGGTCTATTGAATAGAGCTGGTCGCACGATTCGCGCCGGTGCAGAACTGGAACGCGCAGCGGCAATGTACGCACGTGAACCAGTGCCGTCAATGGTTTTGAAATCAAATGGAACAGCATTGCCAGCCGATCGCATTGCAAAACTTCTCGATGCATGGGGTGCAGCTCGTAGAAATCGTGGAACAGCATTTCTCAACGCTGACGTTGAATTAACCACCGTCGGATTTACGCCGGAGCAAATTGGTCTAAATGCTGCGCGTGAAATCATCGCGACCGAATTGGCTAGAGCCGTGGGCATTCCGGCGTATTTTATTGACGCGCCGACAGGATCATCTATGACATATGCAAATGCCTCAACGGCGCGTCAAACCCTTTTGGATTTTTCACTTTTGCCGCTCATGAACAGCATTAGCAGCAGGCTATCAATGCCGGATTTTACGCCATCGACTCAACGCGTGGAATTTGATTTGAAGGCGTACTTGCGCGGATCAGAAAAAGAACGTGCAGAAATTTACAAGATTTTATCCGACATCGGAGCAATTACTACCGATGAAATTAGACAAATGGAAGAGATGATCTCATGAAGCTAACAACACCGATCACAATCACAGCGGCCGATTCAGATGCGCGGACTATAACTGGCCGCATTGTTGCATTTGATGAGCAAGCAAATGCATCAACCGGCAAAGTCGTATTCGCTAAAGGTTCAATCCAACCGGCTCAAGTGTTTTTGAATTTAGAACATGATCGCACGCGCAGAATTGGAAAGAGCATGGAGATGAGTCTCGATGGAGATTCTGCAATCAATGCGACCTTCAAAATCAGCAACACACAAGCTGGATCAGACAGCTTGATTGAAGCAATGGATGGATTGCGTGATGGATTCTCAGTGGAATTGATGGTCGAGGATTATGTGCAAGAAAAGGGATATATGAAAGTTTTGAAAGCCGAATTGACAGGCGTCGCGCTGGTCTCTGAACCGGCCGTGAGATCGGCCAGAGTGGCCGAAGTCGCCGCAAATCAAGATTCTGAAACTCAAGAAGTATCAGATACAACAAACCCGAATGAAGGAGACAAAGTGGAAAACACTACCGAACAAGCCGCTTCTGCCGTTGACCCGGTAGCAGCTCCAGAAGTTGAGACAGTACAGGCATCATCACGCCCTAGCTATTACTCAGCTCCACGATCACCAATCAATAGCAAAGTCACCTATCTTGAGCATTATCTCAAAGCAAACATTTTGCATGATGAAGATTCTCGCCAGTACGTAAAGGCCGCGGATAACACAACATCAACAGCTCCCGGCATGATCCCAACACCACAAAGCACCACAGTCATCAACGCATTGGCCAACGCCGATCGCGGAATGATTGACGCGTTATCACGCGAAGCTTTGGTCGGAGAGGGCATGACTTTTGAATTGCCAAAAATCACAGCCGTTCCAACAGTGGCAAACATTGCAGAAAATGCAGCGATTACAGAATCAAATCTTTCAGCCACATTCTTGAGCGTTCCAGTTCAATCATTCAAGGGTCGCGCAATTTCCACAATCGAGCTCATCGACCGAAGCCGTCCAGAATATTTGACAGCTTTGCTCGCAAATCTTGAATTTGCTTATGCGAAAGTAACTGATGAATTTGCAGTCGGTACAATTGCCGGCGCTGGTCAACAAACTGGCGTAAATGCAAATACAGCGACAGGATTCTTGGGATATACATCCCAAGCGGCTGGCGCAGTCTATGGATCATCACTTGGATTTGCTCGCAACATCGTTGTGTCTCCGGGACAGTGGACCAACATCATGGGCTACAACGACAATGGTGCGCCGCTATACAACGCAGCGCAGCCTTCAAATGCGGCTGGAAACGTTCGAGGCGATTCACTTCGCGGCGTAGTTTCACCGGGTCTGAATCTCTTTGTCTCTCGTTCAATTGGTAACGCAGGACCAACAACATCAACCGGTGATTTCTCAATGGTTGTCGTCAATCCAGATGCATGGACATGGTACGAAAGCTCACGATTTAACCTTCGCACAAATATCAACAGCGATGGAACCATCGACATTCTTTACTACGGCTACGCGGCCATTGCTCCAAAGATTCCATTTGGCGCCTGCTGGAACCAAAACTAAGCAAAGAGGATCGGTAGCGGTCGCTCCCGGTCGCTACTTATACGAAAGGAACCGAGATGCCAGCCATAGTCACAGCTGCACAGTTGAGACAGATTCTTGGCGTCTCGGTTTCTTTGTACTCCGATGCGCAGCTTGAAAACATAATTGATTCGGCTGAACAGACAATTTTGCCTTTGCTTACTCAATATCAATCATCAATCACTTTTGCAAATGTGACTGATTCAGTTATTTATTTCACCACAGTGCGACCAAATTATTTCGTGCCGGGTCAATCCGTCATTGTCACCGGCGCAGGGGCTTACAGCGCGACCTATACAGTCACCGATGATCGCATTGAAGCCTTTACATTTACAGCGGCCACAAATGCGGCTGATCGCACGTACCCATTGCCTTTTATCCCTAGCGCATTGGCTTCGTTATTCGGCGGATCAGCCGCGTCCCTTTACGCAACCACTCCCCCAGTCGAAAATGCAATCTTGGCAGTTTCGGTCGAGATTTTCCAAAGCATTACAGCTCCGGGCAATCAAATCATGAGCGATCAATTCCAACCATCGCCATTCATTCTCGGACGCAGCTTGAGCAATAGAGTCATTGGCCTTCTAGGGCCATTCTTGGACGTTGAAACGATGTGCCAATGACCATCGAAGCTGACATCCGCACACCATTACAGACCGCTTTGACATCGATTGCGGCAAATGTGTACAACGGCATTCCAGAGACAATGACCAGTCCGTCAATTGTGCTAGTCCCAGATTCACCGTATTTGGAAAGCACTTTAATCAATGGATCGACCACAAAAGTCAAAATCAATTTGCTTGTCACTGGCGTCGTTGGATATTCGAGCAATGCCGCCGCTTTGACCAATCTGGAAGATTTGATGATTTCAATCATTTCAACAATGCCGGGCGGCTATGTCGTCGGCGACGTTAGCACCCCCACACCTTTGGAAGTCGGCGCAGGAAAATTCTTGACAGCTGATTTGCAAGTCTCAACGTATTACACCGACTAAGGAGAAAAAAATGGCAACGACAATCATCACCGGCAGAGACATCACCTTCACAATTGACGGCGATAGTTTCGATGCTCAAGCTACATCAGCGACTTTGACAGTCGATTCAACGATAAACACTTATCAGACACTCGATGGCAAGGCTTACTTTACAACCGACACTCAAGGCACTTTTGCAGTTGAAATGCTGGCAGATTGGGGAGCAGCTAATTCACTTTGCGAAGCTTTATGGACTTCCGCAACAAATGCCCCTAATACTGGACTTTCAACGATATTTGTCGCGGATTCTGGCGCATCATTTGCTTTTGATGTCCAGCCAATTTTGCCATCAGCCGGCGGCACTGCTCCAGATGCGCAAACCGTTTCACTTTCATTCACTTGCGTGACCACGCCAGTGCTAACTATCAGCTAACAAGGGAGACCGGGAGCATGAAGCTACCAATCACAATCGAATTCACGACAGGGATAAGCGAGACCTACACAGCGCAACCCCCAGAATGGCAAAAATGGGAAACAAAGACAGGATTTACGATTGCGCAAGCGCAAGACAAAATCGGAATTTCCGATCTGCTATTTCTTGCCTATCACTCAATGAAGCGCGAGCAGGGTGGAAAGGCAGTCAAACCGTATGAAGCATGGTGCGAAAGCGTTGTCGATGTAATTGTCGGTGAAGCTGACCCAAAACCTATCGCGTCGGAAGCGTAAGCCGAATTCTCTGGGAAGTCGCTATCGCTAGCGGACAACCAATCAGCGAATTTAGAACGGCCGAAGACGTGCTAACAGTGATCGAGATATTGGAGAGAAGAAATGGCTGAATCCGTCACTTATGACAAAGCGGAACTTCGCGCCATTCTTCGCGCTTTCAAAAACATGGACGACGAGGCAGTGTCTAAGGCCAAAGAAGTATCCGGCGGTCTTGCTTCATACTTACAAAGCAAGATTGTGTCAGCTGCCGATCGAGGGTTCAATAAACAGGCAAAACGGATCGCTAGCGGATCAAGGGTTGCCAAATCCTCAAAGATAGGCGAAATCTCTTTTGGCTTTGCATCGCAAAAATTTAGCGGCGGCGGTACGACTCAACAGCTATGGGGCGGCTATGAATTTGGATCAAATAAATTCAAGCAATTCCCAGTCTGGTCTGGAAGCTATGGACGCGGATCAAAAGGCTATTTCATTTATCCAACGCTAAGGCAAGAGCAGCCAGAAATCATCCGTCAATGGGAATCAGCATTTGACACAATTTTGAAAGAATGGGCTAGATGATGGCCGGTCAATCCAGAACATTAAAGCTGGCGCTGCTAGCGGAAGTCGCTGATTTCACAAAAAACATTGACAAAGCTACAACTGAAACCGATAACATTGGCAAAAAATTTGACGACTTTGGCAAAAAGGCAGCGATCGCATTTGCAGTCGCCGCCGGTGCAGTGGTCGCTTTCGCAGCTGATGCAGTAAAGGCCGCCGCGGCCGATGAGAAGGCGCAAAAAACACTTGAAGAGACGATCAAGCGAACCACTGGCGCAACAGCGGATCAAGTCAAGGGCGTTGAAGATTACATAACAAAAACTTCGCTGGCCATAGGCGTCACCGATGATGAATTGCGACCGGCATTTGGTCGATTGGTTCGATCAACCGAAGACGTGCAAGAAGCTCAAGATTTGGTCAATTTGTCTTTGGACATAGCGGCCGCGACCGGGAAGCCGCTTTCGGGCGTTGCAGATGCGCTAGCGAAGGCATACGACGGCAACACGACCGCGCTTGGAAAATTAGGCACTGGACTTGATAACTCCATCATTAAAGGCGGCGACGTTGATGAAATTTTCAAAACTTTAACTGGCACATTTGGCGGCTTTGCAAAAAATGAGGCTGCCGGTACTGAAAAGGCATTTGATCGAATCAAGATCGCAGCCGATGAAGTCAAAGAGCAGATCGGCGCAGCTTTGCTCCCGGTCGTTCAAGACTTTACGGAATACCTATTGACGACGGTGGTTCCAGCGGTTCAATCTTTTGTTGATGGTCTTACCGGTGAAATCGGATTGACTGAAGGATTAACTGAATCGCAAGAAAAGGCATTCAAATGGGGCGAGAAGATTAGAAAAATCATTGGCGTGGTGATCGAATTCAAGGATGAATTGATTGTTTTGGCTGGCGTAATTGGGGCAGTTTTTGTGATTAGCAAAATTGCGACTGGCGTTGCAGCGACAATCGCGTTGATCAAGACGCTTGTTGTTGCCTACAATCTTCTCAAGACTTCATCAATCGTTGCAGGCATTGCTCAAGCATTTGCACTAAATCCATTGCTAGGCGTCGGGGCGGTTGCATTGGCAGCGACAGTGTTATCAGCTGCGACGGCGCTGGCCAGAAATAACGACACCGCAACACCTACAGGCCCGGCAACCATTTCAGGTGATTACTCTTACACGACTGGATCAGGCGTTTCAGCTTTGGCAAATGTAACCACAAAGAAAATTGTGATTCCGGAAGTTCCGGGCATGGCTAAACCTTCATCCAAATCTAGCGGCGGTATTACAAAGGCGGCGGCAGTCGTTAAATCGGCTTACGCGCCGGGGTCATTCTACGATCCAATGTCTGCAAATACTCCCGACGCTATACCTTTCCAATTTGGAAATGATTATGTCAACCGCAAGCTAGACAATAATCGCCCTAGCGTAAATCTGACAGTCAATCAAGGCATTGTGGGCGATCCCGAAGCGGCAGCTCGCAGCGTTGTCGATGTCCTAAATCGATCCTATTTCAGAGGTACAAACGGCGCGAATGCATTGTTGATGGATACCCAATGACGCTTTGGAATCCCATTTGGAAAGTCACGATCGATGGCATCGAATATCAATCGGCAGTCTTGGCAAATCTGACAATCACTTCCGGGCGAAACAATATCTATGAGCAAGCGCAAGCCGGTTACATAAGTCTTGATTTGATCAATCTGGGTCAAACCAATGTCCCGATTGAAATCAACAGTTCATTGACGGTGCAGCTGCAAGATTCGACGGCGACATTTGTCCCGATCTTTGGCGGATCAGTCGTTGAAGTAGGCATTTCAGTGGCAGACATTGGAAGCATTGGCTACACACAAAGAGTCAAAATCATTGCACTTGGAGCTTTGGCCAGATTGCCAAAGGCTTTGACAAATGGCGTCTTGACTCAAGACTTTGATGGCGATCAAATCTATACAATTCTCCAGCAAGTGCTATTTGCTTCATGGCAAGAAGTTCCGCAAGCGTTGACATGGGCTACCTATAATCCGGCGACGCAATGGCAGGATGCCGAAAACACTGGACTTGGGGAAATTGATCGACCAGGAAACTATGAGCTGGCAGCTCGATTATCCAGTCGAACCGATGTTTATTCATTGGTTGCAGCTTTGGCCAATAGCGGATTGGGCTACATCTACGAAGATGCTCAAGGTTTAATTTCTTACGCAGACTCCACGCATCGAACAACTTACCTTTCGGCCAATGGCTATGTGGAACTTACGGCAAATCAAGCTCAAGGATCAGGCCTATCCATTCAAGTTCGAGCCGGGGATGTACGCAACAACATAACGCTGAAATATGGCACGAATAGCACTTCCGAAGTCAGTGCTATCAATTCTCAGTCGGTTGGACTTTATGGGCAATTAGCGCAAATTTTTACGACGACAGTTAAGCATTCAGCCGATGCTCAAGATCAGGCCGATTTCTATTTGGCACTTCGCGCATTCCCACAATTCAATTTCAATGACATCACTTACCAGCTAACCAATCCAGAGATCGACGATGCCGATCGAGACGCGCTGATTTCGGTTTTTATGGGAATGCCAGTGAGCATTACAGATTTGCCGTTAAATATGTCATCAGGGACTTATCTCGGATTCGTTGAAGGCTTTACGTTTTCAGCTTCATACAATGAAGTCAGCATTTCGTTAAATCTTTCGCCATTGGCCTATTCGTTGCAAGCGATGCGCTGGAACGATGTGCCAATCGTGGAGCAATGGCAGACAGTCAATCCGACACTCGATTGGGAAAATGCGACGCAAGTCGCGTAAGGGGAAAAAATGAGCAATCCAACAACACCATTCAGCTGGCAAATGCCTACTGCCACCGATCTGGTCACAGACTTACCGGCGGATTTTGCAGTCTTTGGTCAAGCGGTGGCGACATCAATGGCCGATCTTTTAGGTGGAACAACCGGGCAAGTCTTAGCAAAGACAACAAATGCTGACATGGACTTCACTTGGGTCTCGCAAGATGACACAAACGCCATCCAAAACGCAATCGTGGACGCTAAGGGCGATTTGATCGGTGCAACTGCTGCAGATACTCCGGCGCGTTTAGCAGTAGGCACAAACGGACAAGTTTTGACAGCTGATTCCACACAATCTACTGGTCTGAAATGGGCGGCAACTGCGACAGGGCTAACTTATGTCGGACAAGCTACATTTGCAGCCGCCGCATCGGCTGCATTGGATAACGTGTTCACATCAACTTATCGAAATTATCTTTTGGTTTTTGATTGTACTGCCGCCGGCGGTGCGGATTTGAAAATTACTTTCAGAACTGGCGGCGTCGATAACACGACAGCAAGCTACTACTCGCAAGGATTATCAAATTATGGAGTGACCGTCGTCGGAGCTAACTCGTCCAGTCAGACAAGTGCAAAAGTCGGCGGCGTAGGCAGTCCCGGCGGCGTTGTTGCAGCGACAATCTTTGCTCCAGAGGCTACGGCCGGAACAAGAATTGAATCGCGTGGCCACAAAGACACTGGCAGTTCGGCAGAAATTGGCATTTACTACGCAGGATTTGCAGCTAACACTTCATTTGATGGAATCAAGATCACTGGCGTAACTAACAACCTGACAGGAACATATAGAATCTACGGATTGGCGAACTCA